TATCACCATCGAAACTGATGAAGATGATTTACTTGGTGGGTTTCGTTTGGTAAATGGTGAAACTAAGTTTGTGCCAGGCCCTGTTATTGAGGCAATGGAACGTGGTTGCACGTTGTTGCTTGATGAGTGTGACTTGGGTTCAAACAAGTTACTTGCACTACAACCTGTACTTGAAGGTAAAGGTGTTTATCTCAAAAAGATTAACAAGTGGGTCACGCCTAAAGAAGGTTTCAATGTGATGGCAACTGCTAACACTAAAGGTAAAGGTTCTGATGATGGACGTTTTATCGGAACTAACATTCTTAACGAAGCGTTCCTAGAACGGTTTGCAGTTACAATGGAACAACCTTATGCATCAGTTGCTGTTGAAACTAAGATTGTCTTAGGTGCAATGAAAAAGTATGGTGCTGAAGATACTGAGTTTGCTAAGAACTTAGTCACTTGGGCTGATGTTATTCGCAAGACATTCTATGATGGTGGTGTTGATGAAGTTATTTCAACTCGCCGACTAGACCACATTGTAAAAGCGTTTGCAATCTTTGGTGACAAAATGCAAGCGATTGAATTGTGTGTTGCTCGATTTGATGAAGATACTAAGGTTTCTTTTCTAGACCTCTATACTAAGATTGATGCTGGTATAGATGTTGGTAATGAATCTGAAATTGAAACTGATGATCCTTGTGCTCCTGATACTTTTGAAAGGGACATGCAGGGCCCTGCTTTCTAAAATTACTATCACGGCAATTGCTAAAAAAATATGATGAAAGAAGGTTATGAATAAACGTAAATGTTCAAAGTGTGGTGCAGAGCATCCGCTAACCGAAGAGTTTTTTGCTAAAAATCAATCCACCAATACTGGAGGAGATAAGTATTTTCGCCCTGAATGTAAAAAATGCACCAAGCAAGCAAGTCAAGGAAAAAATTCTGCATACAAACTTGCAGGAAAACCCAAGCGCCCAGAGTTAGAAACCCCATGCGATCGTTGTGGCCGAACTGATAAAAAACTGGTCTTCGATCACTGTCACGAAACTTTGGCTCATCGTGGGTGGTTGTGTGATAATTGCAACCGTTCGATGGGGATGCTTGGTGATGATGTAGAGGGTATGTTATTATCTGCTATTTACATTGCAAAAACTACCAACATTGATAGTAAAACTGTAATAGGAAAATTAAAAGAATTATGGAAATAGATTTATTTAATGGTGATTGTTTAGTTGAGATGAATAAAATTCAAGATCATTCTGTTGATCTTATCTTATGTGATTTACCATATGGCACGACAGATAGAAGTGGAGTAGAAAATAAGGGAGATAATAGATTATTAGCATGGGATACTGTCATACCTCTTGATAAGTTATGGACACAATATAGAAGACTTCTCAAACCTAAAGGAGCTGTCGTTTTAACTTCAGACCAACCATTTACTAGTCAACTGATAATCAGTAATTTAGAATGGTTTAAGTATGAGTGGATATGGAAGAAAAAAAAGACTACTGGATTTTTACTCGCAAATCACAGACCCATGAAAGAAACTGAAGATATAGTTGTATTTTCCCCTAGTGGTGCAAGTGCAGCATCATATAAATCTGGTAAGAGTATGACATATAATCCACAAGGTCTTATAGAAAAAAAAGTAAAAAAGAAAAACAATCCAAACCGCCTTGGTAAATTTCTACATA